ATATTGTCTTTTGCACATGGGAATTTAATAACAGAAAAAGTGGTGTCACACCTGATGATTGTAAACGAATACTGGAAGTATATGAGGAAATAAATGAAAACTAAAATAATACTTGGACCACCAGGAACCGGCAAGACACACAACCTCTTGGAGCTTGTGGAGGAGGAATTGGCCAGGGGAACTCCGCCGGATCGGATTGCATTCGTTGCGTTCACCAAGAAGGCGGCGAACGAGGCACGTAACCGGGCGATGAAGAAGTTTAAGCTGGAAGAGCAGCACTTGCCATATTTCAGAACACTGCATTCATTTGCGTTTCACCAGCTTGGCATGACCAAGTCAGAGGTGATGTCAAGGGATAACTACAAGGAGTTTGCGCAGGCATTCGGGATGGATCTAAGATCTGTCACTGATGGAAAGGAATCCGGTGGAATAGTTACAACGGATAACATACTGATAAACGAGGTTAATCTTGCAAGAATGAAATGCATGGAGCTGGAGCATCACTACAACAGTTCCAATTTGCAAGATGTTTCCTGGCACGCATTGTTAAGAGCACAGCGAGCACTGGAAGAATTCAAGAAGAAGAAAGAGCTGCTTGATTTCACTGACATGATAGAAATGTACCTGGATTCCGGAATGATTCCCAAGCTTGACGTGGTGTTCGTGGACGAGGCGCAGGATCTGTGCCGGCTGCAGTGGCGAATGGTAGACAAAATTTCTCAAAATTCAAATAAAATATTCATAAGCGGTGATGATGACCAAGCCATTTACAGATGGGCCGGCGCTGACGTGGAGCATTTAATTAACATGCCAGGAGAAACCAAAGTTCTCACTCAGTCCTACAGATGTCCAAGAGTGGTACAGAATTTCTCACAGAGGATTATTGGAAGGGTGAGGAACAGAAGGCCAAAGAGCTGGAGAGGAACAAACAAGGAAGGATTTCTCCAATTTCATTCCTATCCGGAGAGTGTTGATTTAAAGAGTGAAGGAACATGGCTGGTAATGGCGCGTACACAGTATTTACTGGATGAAATTGAACGGGACGTGAGATTGCAGGGACTATTATACAAAAGAAACAATGAGCTCCCCGTATCGCAGAAGCTATTGAATGCGGTTAACGCATGGAAAAGACTGAACGAGGGGGAATACATAGAGTTGCCGGAAGTAAAATCCATTTATTCCTACATGTCCACGGAAGTGGGAATTGAAAGGGGATTTAAGCACCTGAAGACAGCTGCCAAGGAAAAGTACGAAATGGAAGAGTTGGTTATGCAACATGGATTACTGGTTGCAGGACGTCCTTGGGACGTGGCTTTTGACAAGGTGGGTAACAGGGACAGAGAATTTTTAAGGGCAGTGGAATCAAGAAACAATTCAGGAGACACTGAGGCAAGGATTAACTTAAGCACCATTCATGGAGCCAAAGGAGGGGAAGCGGACAATGTTATGCTTCTTACTGACCTACCACGAAAAGCACAGGAAGCTATGGAAGTGAATGCAGATGATGAAACACGTGTATTCTATGTAGGGGCTACACGGGCAAGAGATACACTACATATAGTACAACCGCAGAGATATGGAGGATTTATAATATGAGTGCGCATAAAAAACAGATAGGAGGGGATCACTACAAGAGAATGGCAGTTCAGCCAAGCCATTACATCGTCAAGAACAATCTTGGATGGTATGAAGGAAACATTGTCAAGTATATTACCAGACACAGCATCAAGGGAGGAAGACAGGATGTGGAAAAAGTTATCCACTATGCTGAACTATTACTTGAGGATAAGTATCCTAAATCCAGGGGAGACATAAGAGGAGAAATAACCAGGAAACACATTAAAAAATTAAACAAGGAGATGAATAAATGATGAGAGATATGTTCAAGGAAATTAATTCGGAATGGGTGGCACCTACTACCTTCCCTGATTTGACCACACATAATAAAGTAGCCATTGACTTGGAAACATGTGATCCAGAATTAATTAAGGAAGGACCAGGATGGCCCACTCAAAGGGGACAGGTTATTGGAATTGCAGTCTCGTCCAATGGTTTTACGGGATACTATCCGATCGCTCACGAAGGTGGGGGAAATATGGATAAGAAGAAAGTACTTAAGTATGTTAAGTCCATATGTGAAGACGGTTCAATTGACAAAGTGTTTCACAATGCCCAGTATGATATCGGTTGGCTCTCAACACTGGGAATAGAAGTCAAGGGAAGAATACATGATACAATGGTTGCCATGGCGCTCATTGATGAGAACCGGTTTTCCTATACATTAAATAGCATTTCAGGAGAGTACCTAGGGGAGAGAAAAAATGAAACAAAATTACGGGAAGCCGCAGATGCGTTTGGAGTAGACCCGAAGAATGAAATGTACAAATTACCGGCACAATTTGTTGGAGAATACGCTGAAAAAGATGCAAGGTTAACATTAAAACTTCATGAAAAACTGTCATGGGAAATTACCAAGGATAATTTACAGACAGTATATGACATAGAATGCCGATTAATCAATGTTATTTTCCAAATGACCAAACAAGGGGTACGTATAGATACCTACAGCGCAGTGAATCTAATAGAACGATTTAAGAACAAGGAAAAGAAATTACTGAAGAGAATAAAGGATCTCACAAACCTTAATGTGGAGATATGGGCAGCGGCTTCAATATCAAAAGCTTTTGATTCGTTGAACTTGCCGTATGAAAGAACGGAAAAGACCAATTCACCATCATTCACCAAGATGTTCCTGACGGACCATCCACATGAGCTTCCCCGATTAATCATGCAGGCGAGGGAACTAAACAAACTAAGGGGGACTTTCCTGCAAGGTCTCTTAAATCACAGTAAGGAGGGAAGAATACATGCCCACATTAACCAAATTAGGTCTGACAGTGGAGGTACTGTCACTGGTCGCTTTTCTTATAATCATCCTAATCTTCAGCAAATCCCTAGCAGAGGCCAGTTCGCGAAAGACATTAGGAAAATCTTCATTCCGGAAACAGGAGAATACTGGCTCAAGGCGGACTACTCACAGCAAGAGCCAAGACTACTCACCCATTTCGCACGACTTGTCAAGCAACCAGGTTCTAGGGAAGTACAGGAAGCATACCTTGAAAAAGACCTCGACTTTCATCAACAAACAGCGGACATGGCAGGAGTTCAGAGAAGCCTTGCGAAGACTATCGGACTAGGCGTCATGTACGGCATGGGATATCACAAACTGGCCCGTGAGCTTGATATGGAACCGCAGGAAGCCAAGAAAATGTTACTGGACTTCCACGCCAAGGTACCGTTCATGAAGGGAATGCTGGAAGCGGTGATGAACCGTGCCAACAGCAAGGGAGTTATCAGGACTCTGCTTGGTCGTAAATGCCGTTTTGACCTGTGGGAGCCCACCCAGTGGGGGGTGCACAAGGCACTGCCATTGAATCAGGCGCAGACTGAACATGGATTTGCAATCAAAAGAGCCTATACCTATAAGGCGTTGAACAGACTGATTCAGGGGTCAGCCGCGGACCAGACCAAAAAAGCAATGGTTGACGTGTATGAGGAACTGGGAATTATCCCTCTCATACAGGTTCATGATGAACTGGACTGTTCCGTCAGGGATGAAAAGATGGGAAAACAAATAAAGGAAATAATGGAAAATTGCATTGAACTGGAAGTTCCATCGAAAGTGGACACTGAAATAAGCGAAAGTTGGGGTGGATGAACTGGATCTGCTCAGTACTGTTGATCTGTTTTAATTTCAGCCCAAAAATGGAATACACCAGCAACGAGGAATTCATCAAGGTCGTTACGGCGTGCACCCTTCACCTGAATTCAATGGAGAATGAATGGGAAAGGGTACCAGTTGATTTGGTTGTGGCGCAAGCCATTCATGAATCCGAATGGGGTCGCTCCAGGTTTGCCGTTGAAGGCAACAACCTTATGGGGATTCGCACGTTTGATCCAGCAGATGACCAAATGAAGCCCATTAATATACCTAATTCGAGCTGGGGGCTCAGGATCTTTGAAACCAAGTGTGAATCCATATCCTACTATATTGATTTGCTGAACAATAGCCACCATTATGGTGACTTCAGGGAAGAGAGATTAATGCAGTATATCAGCGACATAATGGACCCGGAAAGGTTGGCCGCGACACTTGCAATTTACGCTGAAGACGTGTATTATACGCAAAAAATAATCCGAACATTGAGAGAACTAAAAAACTATGAATAATAGCCAAAAACCCGGGTACCGAGCTCAGGGAAAGAAACGAACCGACGGAGTGAAACATGGATTTGCGATCAACCCGGAACAAATGGAATACGAAAGGCGCAAGCTTTTGGAGGAAATGTCTACAAAGCTTAAGCCCAATAAGAAACAGCTTAACACAATGGCGGCTGTGGCTGCCACAAAGGAGCCGGAGTATTTTGACGAGGAAGGAAAGAAAAAAGAACCAACAATGCGTATTTTATCGCTCGGCGCGGGGGTACAGTCTTCCTGTCTCGCACTCATGGCGCAGGAAGGACTGACAAAACACAAACCGGACTACATGATCTTTGCCGACACCGGATGGGAACCCTCATTCGTTTACGAACACGTTGAATACCTCAAGAAGGCAATAACGATCTGCCCCATCATTACCGTTGAACGAAGCAACATCCGTGAGGATCTTATTCGAGCGGCGAACCCCATTAAGGGGTCAAATGATGAGTGGAAGTCTTTCGCCGGACGCGTGCCCAATCCCCCACTGTTTGCGGCACGTCCCGGTGGAAAGGTTGGAATGCTTTACAGGCAATGCACGCACGATTACAAGGTCATTCCCATACAGAAAAAGATGCGGGAGATTTTAGGAATTAAACCTAGACATAGAGTCAAGAAAGGAACAATTGTCGAACAGTGGATTGGCATATCAACTGACGAGGCGATGCGAATGAAGAAGGCAAGGATGTACTGGCTTGAATCCAGGTGGCCACTCATTGAAATGAAAATGTCAAGGGCGGACTGCCTGCAATGGTACCGTGACATGAAAAAACATCCAATGCCGGGGAAATCGTCCTGCATAGGGTGCCCATACCATCACAATGACCAGTGGAAGAACATGCAGAAGAACTATCCAGTGGACTTTGAGGACGCGTGCGAGGTTGATGACAAAATCAGGAAAGGGTTAAAAAATACAGAAGCAGAACTGTTTCTGCACAAGTCAGCGGTTCCATTGAGAACCATAGACTTCCAGGAGAAGCCAAAACAAAAGGACCTTTTCGGAGAGACATTTGATCCGGAATTCGCCGATGAATGCGAAGGCCTTTGTGGGGTATAAGAAAGGCGAGGACTATGATCCGAAGAGCGTGCGACCGGGACCCAAAGGCGGTACGGCGCCTGAATTCAAGTGTTTCAACTGTGATGAATGGTTTGACGGGAATGAATGGAAATATACGCTCTCTAAATCGTGGTATCCTTCTCTTGAACATAAAATTAACTTTCTGTGCGGTCCGAATTGCTCTTTGGAAATTTCTGAAAAGCACAAAGAGAAATACGTAGGGCCTTGATGAGCAAGGCTGACTTGAAGAGAAAGAAACACAAGGGAAGGCGAAAGGTTGGATCTAATAAGAGAAAGAACCGAAGGCGCGTTCGTTTGGGACTAAAGGTGAGGAGAAAATAATGACACCAGAAGACATAAAAAAGAAAAAGGAAATGCTTGTGAAGCAATACAACACCCTCAAGGATAAACTGGACGAGGGCAGAACAGCGATCGTGAACATGCAGGCACAGCTGAATGGCATAGCCGGAGCGGTTCAACTGTGTGATGACTTCCTAAATAACCCTGAAAAACCCAAAAAAGACAAATAATGGAGGTTTGGGACCCAGGAGAGGAAACGACGGTATTCAGCCAAATAAAAAAGCTCATATCGCGCCTATATCGGGCTTTAAGGGGTTGGGTGGTACGATTCTACCCGGGTAATTTAGTGTTTTGGGTCAAGGATCACTTCTATGCCGTGTGCGAGCATTATGGCGGCTCGCTCAGTTGCTGGGCATGGAATAAAAGATGGAACAAGAGAAATGAAAGGAGATACAAGCATGGCTAGACCGGGACCGCAAAGGAAATGGACTGACTCACAGCTGGATGACGCCAAGTACCTGATGGCGCACAATTTCACCGCCAGCACGGTGGGGAAAATTTTTAACACCACAAAGAACGCCGTCCTCGGCGCTCTGTACCGTGACAAGGTTAGGAACGGATACGTTCCCCCCACAGATTCAAAATACACGGTGTCAAAGATCAGGCACAGGTTCAAACGTGATCCCTCCCTGGGTGAAATGCAATGCTACGTATGCTCGAAGACCTTTACCAGGTCAAGTCGGTTTGACCGTTTCTGCTATGAATGCAAGAGGACGGGACGTGTCACTTGATCCAGGAAAAGCTGAAGAGGTATGTTGACATACTAAATGAGATTCCTGAGATGCAGGACAAGTACCTGTGGCTCATGGAGTTTGGAAAGAAGAATGAGGGATTGGTGGACGAACTCAGATTACCGGAGTTCGAGGTCCCAGGCTGCCAGTCACAAACGTGGTTGGTTCCGGGG